CCGCCACCACCAACACCAGTTCCAAATGCTGCGGCTGTTGATTGATCAGCAACTCTACTTATAATATCAAAATTGGGATATTTTAACTCCCACACTGCATCTTGAGGAAGTTTAATAATACCGCTTGTTGTGTTAGCTTTTATATTAAATTGCGTGCCTGAATATGCTCGACCATCTACTGTACCTACTCTATTACTTATGTTTAAAGTTGGAACAGCTCTTACACTTGCTAAACCTTGCAGACGGGATTGAATATCGGATATTACAATACTGTCATTAAAATTAGAACGAGCAGTATCAAAATATCTCTGTAGAACTAATATACAATCCATCATAGATTGAGCCTCATTAACATCGGGCATTGGAACAATAGTAAAATCCACACCAATATTTATTATACGACCATTAGTTATTCTTATAGTATCAGAAAACGATTTAAAGTTTTTCATATAAGTTTCTATATTATTTTTTATTACTTCACTTGGTAATGTAAGGTTACCAACATTATTTCTGGTTATTAAAAATAACTGAACCCCTAAGTTATTAGTTGGGTCTTTTCTTACAAAACTTCTAAATACACTTCCAAATTGAGCAGGCATCGACATTACTCTAGCTTGATAGTCTTGAAGCGTCACACATCTCATTTGGGAACTCATATTAAAAACTGCGTTTTCCTTAATAGAAGCTATAGTTTCAGGCTCTTCTCCACCGCTAGCTTGTTCACCATTACTACAAGATAAAGTATCATAGATACCTCTAACTACAGCGCCAGATGCCGATGTTATATTTGGTTTCGCAAAAGCTAACTCTTGTCTTATAAATCTGGTTAGTGTGTTTGCCCCCACATTTGTATTAACACCACCGCCAGCTCTATATTGAATCGAAAGTTCAGTATTTTGGGGAGCAACACCCAATGTTTTTGTTTTAAGAAAGTTAGTTGAATCAATGGCAGATGGTGTAAACCCAGAAGGTGAACCTCTTAAAGATGGGGGCAATACAAAATCATTAGGGTTGGGAATTATTTCACTATCAGCCTCTGTCAAAACACCCGATCCAAATCTAATACAGGTTAATCCAGTTGGTTCTCTTTCTACAACATATCTTTTAGGAACTCTTTTTAGTTTCATAATATAACCTGCATCACCAGAGCTATCACTGGTGTTAACTTCACCAGTAAAAACAGTATCTCTAGCTAAATTATCAACTTGAAAATACTGACTACCATCTGTTGCCGACACTGATACTACTTCATTAACATCAGTTTCGGGTAAAACAACTTTTAAAAATTTTACTGCGTCATTTGCTCTATAGTTAAAAGTTTTAGAAATACCAGCGGCTGCAGAAACACCTGTTACGGTTACTGTAGTAGTACCGCCTGATGATTTAACCATTCTATTTTTTGGTTGAGTAAAATCTACATCATCTAAAACTTCAAAAGAAACTACAGGGTCAAAGTTCGTAACAACAGTAGCTCCTTTTTTTAACACAAACAAACAATCACCCGAAATACTTTCTTGTAGCGTTGCACTAATTGATAAGTTTACTACAGCGGGTGTTGTGTTTTTTGGGGTATATCCAAAATTTTGAGCGAGAGAAACAATATTTTTACCTTCAACC